CCATAAATATCCCGAATAATCGTATCCTGCCAAGGGAGCAATTCAAAGGGAACACCCCGCCACCTGCCTTTCGTGTGTTTAAGGCAGTTAATAAAATTAACCGCATGTTCTGCCCTGACTGCATCAAACATTATCTGCCACCGCCTTTCACCAGCAGCAGTTCCATCACATCGCTTTCTTTATCCTCACCGCTGTCGGTTACAATCCGGCTTCTGGCTGATGGGGTCAGACCAAACTGCTCACAGAATTTATTCATGATTTTTAGATAAGTCTGGGCAATAGAAACCTGTGGCACCTGCTGCCAATATCCACTTGGCGTCTTGACAATGGTTCCATGCTGTGTAATAAACTCCTCCGCTTCCTTCCATCTGGCATATGCCTGGCAGTATCCGGCGAAGGCAGCCATATCAATTTCTGTTAAAATACCCAGTTCCTCCAATTGCTTACACATCCGCTTCCATTCTTTCTTAGCCTCTTCCTCCAGCCATGCCGGACATCTTGGAGCCTTCTTCTTCGGCTTTGGTTCATTGGTGTTCAGACTCCGCTTTCCCGGATTTCCTTCGAGCACCTTGACTTCTGTTGGTTTTGGTTTTCTTCCCCTCTGTGCCACCGATTCCACCTCCCCTCCAAAAGCACACGATTAACAGCATAGAAAAAGGCCTCCGAAGAAGTCCCTTTCCCACATATCATTTGGTTTCATTAATCTTTGAATATCATTTTATTGGTTTTACTTTATCCTTCCCGCAAACTACATTCAGGCTCTCGCTACCGCCACTGCCTGCTTCAAAATGGCCTTGTCAAACCCAAACATATCATAAGCCCGCTCTAAAATATCATAATATCCAATACTCGGCACTCCCAGCTTTCTCTTCTCGTCCATGATGTATACCATGGCTGTTTTCCTTCCCCCGTCAAGTTCAACTTCCAAGTCCTTCTTGTAATAAAAAGCAGGAAAGCCCTCGTAGTAGTCCAGGTTTCTTTCGTCCGTCTCCTCAATCTCCCATAGCAAAACTGGAACTCTGCTTCCAGTTTTCGGCTCAATCGTTGCATAGGCGCCGGTCTTAGAACCCTTAAACAGCAGTCCATAGCCTTCTATCTCCGATTTTCCGACCAGCCTTGCTGTAGGACAGCGGTACGCCATCTGCCTTTCATCCATGTTACTTCCATAAGCAATGTAGTATTTACCCATTTCTCATTCTTCCTTTCCATATGTAGTAATGTTTCCCTCTCACACCCTTAAGGACAGCCATGCCGCCCAGCAGGTGCAAAAATCATCTCAAGCTGTGTGTCGCCATGCAGAATTTCCTTCTAAATGCTTCAAAAAATGAAGCCTGCAAGTCTTGAACTCCTCTCCAATAAGCCCAAGCCGGAGCATCCAGCACCGGAATGCATATTTTTCATTGTCTGTTTCTGTCTTCCTTGGAGAAGCCTTCTTTTGTGTCAATGCCTGATGGCTGACCGCCAGACAAAACTGTATGTATGCCTTTACTTCCCCAGCATGGAGGGTACTGTTGAAAAGCCGGAACTCCACCGTACCTTTGGTAAAGGTGGCATGGAGGTTTAGCCCATGGTAACGGGTGCTGTTATAATGCTGGTTTCGTCTGCTTAATGGATCCTCGCCGTACCAGAGGTCTGCCAGCTTCTCCATGGTCTGCGGCTTCTTTTTATTGATGGTTTCAATCAGCTCCCCATTTACTTTTTTACAATACCAGAGTCTCTTAGGATCAATCTGCAGTGCCTTGTAGAGAATATCCTCTTTGCTTGCCATGATGTTCACGATATTGCGTAAGGTCTGGGGGGTATAACTGCTGGCATCCACATGAATATGAATTCCGCATTTTTCGCTAATCAAGGCACCTTTGTGTCGAAGCTGCCGGATGATTTCCTGCAGATCCTCGATATCTTCGTAGGTAAGGATGGGACTGACTATCTCTGTTTTATAGGTATCATCTGCATCCACAATCCTTCTTCTCACCTTTTTCTTGGAAACGATGCTGGAGTCGTACATGGCATTCCAAGTCCTGCCCTTGCTATCCCTGGCCTGGTATCTGCGGTAGGTATCCCCTCTGTAAATGATGCCTGTGTCGAAATAATCTGCAATAACCTGTGCCGCCTGTTCCCTTGTAATTCCCGTTACTTCAATCTCAATTCCGAATCTTTGTGTTTTCATATGCTGTTGTCCTCCTGTGCTTTTTTGGTAGTCTATTAATCACTCTAAAAGCACATTTTATCCAGTCAATTCGCACCATAATGTACACAAAACTCTGATTCAAATCCCACCGCAAATTGTGTGTTTTAGCGGCAGGATTCTCAGTTCCAACAAGTTTTACCGTTCTTCGGCTCCAGCCGCTTTGGCAGCCTTAGCAGCTTCCGCTCTCTGCTTATTACGGATTTTCGCCCGTTCGATTTCCTCCTGCGTCCGGAAAGCGGAATGTCCCTTCAAAGTGGAAAGCAGAGCCTTCCTGATTTCCCTGCCGCCCTGCCCTCCAAACCCAAGCCTGAGCAGCCAAACCCGCATGTAGTATTTCTCATTTTCTTCAATGGTTTCCTTTGGATTCACTCTTTTGCTGGAAAGGGCTGCAGCACACATCATGGCGGCCAAACTTGTATAGGCTTTAAGGAAATTGGTATCATCGCTCATGGGGAATCCGTCAAAAATAATGGCATCATCAGTGAAATAAAATCCTTTATTCTTCTTATTTCCCTGATGTTCATGGAGAAAATTCATGAACTCGTTTCTCTCTTCAAAATCCTTTTCTAAAAGTGCGGTAACAAACTCCTCATCCGCATGAAAGGTATTGCTCCCAACAGACTTGTTTAGAAGATACTGTTTGCTACGAACCATAAGTACAAGATTCTTCAAACTTAGTCCCGTATGTTCCTCAATAGGGATTTTAATTTCCACACATTGTACCTCTTCTTCATATTCTGCCAGCCCCCGCTGCACCAATTCGGAAAATACCAATTCTCCCATTTTTTCATCTGCAACCTCCACCTCTGCTTCCCGGTTTACGGTGCATTCTCCAATCTGGTAGGCACAGCTTGGGACACCCAGGTACTTTGCCTTTTCTCCTATAATTTCAGATACTGCCTTTACTACGTCTTTTCTGTTTTCTGCATTTGTTTTAATCTTCATAAACTTCTACCTCCGTTTTTTTTGGTACTACATAAATCACTCTAAACGGGTGTAAAGTCAAGGCAATTCCCCATCTTTTATAAAGCTGTTTTATCAGCCCCACCTTCCTTTTTCAGTTCTGCATATTTCATTTCCCTACCGCCTCGTATAATGGATACCCTTTCTGCCGAACCAGCCTGCTCCATATAACGGTTCACTATCACATCTGCATATTTCTCGTCCAATTCAATCATGTAGCAGATGCGGTTCGCCTGTTCGCAGGCAATGAGCGTGGATCCGGAACCACCGAACGGATCCAGTACAATACAGTTGCTCATACAGGAATTCTGCACCGGATATGCCATTAATCCAATAGGCTTTGTCGTTGGGTGATATTGGGATTTTCTGGGGCGGTCAAATTCCCAGATGGTAGACTGCTTCCTATCAGAATACCAATTGTGCTTCCCACCCTTCTTCCAGCCAAACAGTATCGGCTCATGCTGCCATTGGTAAGGGCTTCTGCCAAGAACCAGACTCTGTTTCTTCCAGATACAGGTACCGGAAAGATAAAAACCAGCCGCCTTGAATGCCTTCCTGAAATTCAATCCCTCCGTATCCGCATGGAATACATAAATGGATGCATCCTGCTCCATACTCTGTTCCATGTTTACGAAAGCAGCAAAGAGGAAGTTATAGAAGGAATCGTTATCCATATTGTCATTTTTAATACTCCCGGCAGTTCCTTCATAATTTACGTTATAAGGCGGATCGGTTACCACAAGATTCGCTTTCCTGCCCTCCATCAATAAATCGTAGGTTTCAGGCAGGGTGGAATCACCGCAGACAAGGCGGTGCCTCCCAAGAAGCCATACATCTCCTAGTTTCGCCACCGCGGGCTTCTGCAGCTCTGCTTCTACATCGAAGTCATCTTCCGTAATCTTCTTATCATGGACAGCATTGAATAGCTGATCTATCTCCGGCGGTTCAAAACCAGTGAAGGTTACATCAAAATCTGAATTTTGTAAGTCCTGA